TAATTGAAATTCCCATCACGAGAAATGAACACGTAAAAATCCAGGCAGACGCCGAAGCAGATGCCTGCGCGAGTGCATTGCAGCACCTTGCGGCAGCTCTACTTCAACGGTGAAAACGCTGTGCCCACACTTGGAGCACTTTCTTTTACGAAGAATCGACTCAGCCGTGTCATGGCAAGTGCGATCCACATCAATCCTTTCGTGATCACAGTTGGCGCAACGCATCAGTCCACCCAGCTCCAAGCAATCTTTTTACAGATACGCCAAGCGTGTTTAGGGTCAACATCAAACTCATCAGAAAGTTGCCGATAGGACCAGCCTTCGGCTTGTAGTCTGCGCATTTTTTGTACAAGTTCAGGTGTCAAGATTGCAGCGATGTTTTCCTCGCCGCGTTTGAAGGCGTTTGCCGGGGTCACTTATAGGGTTCAGTAGCAAGCGTGTTAATCAAGCGGTTCAGATACCAGCGACATTTCATCGCATCTTCCAGCGGATCTTTCTTCAGCCACATCCGACTGAGGTATTTGAGGCACTGCCACTGGAGCGATCCAACGCGGGCATCAGGCGCATGTTGCACCCAATCCTCCAGCACCTCAATTACCTCAATCTTCCCGGCGGTGTAATGACCGGGACTGTTGACCGAATCAGTCATCCTTTGGAACCCTGAACAGCGGTGTCGTTCTGATAACGACCAGTCAGCGCGTAGCTTTTGCCGGGCAGCATCGACATCTTGTGGAACACAATCTGTGCAATCCGCATACCCGGCCACAACGCCACTGGGTGTAGTGCCCTAGCGTTTTGCAGTTCGAGCGTTAGGCGACCTTCATACCCTGGATCGATATAGCCAGCAAGAAGATGCTCAATCCCCTCCCTGGCACGAGACGACTTGAGAGCGAGTTGCCCGGCAACACAGTCGGGCAACTTGAACTCCTCCATCGTCTCCGCGAGCACGAACTCATGCGGCTGGAGCATGAACGGATCTTCCTGCGAATGCCCTGCAATGCTGTAAGGAAGTAAGGCAGGCACCTGCGGCATCTCTACCAGCAGGTTTTCGCCGAGTCTCACGTCAAGACTCGCTGGATTCACCAGCTCCTGACGGAACGGTGTTACCAGCCCACGCCTAGCCAGATTGAAGATTTCGTGATCACAGAGAATCGCCATCAATCAGCCACCACAACAGGTGCAGGCTGCTGGAGCTGAACGTTTTTCCACGTCTTGCCCCATTTGATGCAGTTGATGGTGGTGATGTGCACGCCAAAATCACGCGCAATCGCCGCAACCGACTTACCACCAGCAGCCAACTGGCGCTTGATCTCCAAAACCTTACCTTCGTTCAGCACCGCCACACCACGCTTACCCTTGCGGCTGGACTTACGAGTCTTACTTTGAGACTTCGGCTTTTGTACGTCTGTTGTACGTACAAGCTTTTCGCCTGCGGGAATCGGGATGGTTTGCTTGGGCTTCGTCAGATCCAGCTGAACATGCTGGGACGTATCCAAAGCAAAGCGTGCTGCTTCAAGTGCTTTGGAGATTTGATCGAACTGGGACTCGGAGAGAACGTACATGCTCATGAGTAAGAACGGGTGCAGTGTAGTAGGGGAAGCTCAGTTTTGAAGCTCCAGTTTGATAGCGGCCTGGAAATAACCGGCCACTTTGAGGCGGCGGTAGACAGAGCCGCCTTCTTCGGACTGCTTATTTTCGATTGAGTCGTAATCCCGACGAGCCTCCTCCAGCGAAGCCATCGTTTCGATGTTGAGAAGGTTCAGCTCGTTGTCGGGCAACTCAGCCAGCTTGTCCAGGTAAATCGTTTTACCGCCCAGCAAGTAGGAACGGTAAAACGGCACCATTGAATTTTCAGTCATGCAAAAAAGTTTGGATCCTGTTGGCGCAAGCGGGTGAGATCCGTGAGTCTCAGTTTGAGAATCTCGTAAATCGCCTCACGCGCCAGTGTAGTAGAGCTGATTGTATTGCTGGTAGCAAAAACGTAAATCAGATGGCGGTAAAGCTGGGTCAAGGTTTTAATCCTGACCCAGTACGTATCCCCCGGTATGGGTTCTAGGCCTACCTCCCAGTCGTCATAGTCGTCTTGGTTACGCAGGTCACGAGCTTCAGACGTCCCAATCAGACGTGTCGAGTGGTGCCCAGTCATCGACTCGATTTGTGAGCATGGCCCGGAGTTCGGCATCGGTAGCTGGAATCAGATCTTCATCCGAAAAGTAGAGGGTGCCTCGGCACAAGGCAGGCCCCCATTCGGCTGGTTCGAAGGTTGTCTGCGGATAACGCACCACCATGTCGTCAACAACGGCATCGACAACAAGGTGATCACCCTCAAATCGCAGCTCTTCAATGCTTTGTACCCGGCTCATTTGACCTCCTTAAAAGTCTGGGTCATTTCCATGGCTTCATCCCAGGTCATTTTGAGAAATTGCTCCAGATCCAGAAGCCGTTCTAGTTGCTGCTCCTCGTACTTGTTTGGAACGCCCCATTCCTGGTAACGCTTGACGCTGTGTTCCATGCAGGCTCTGGCCCAAGAAACGGAGAAATACCAGCCGAGAAGCTTGGATCGAATTTCAGAAATGTTTTTCATTGTTAATCAGTAGTAAGTCGCCCGGATCGCCGGACGTGGTCTTAGTGTTGCACAAAAGAAGCCCGGTGGCTAGCCGGGCAGTTGTAATTCGTTACAGTCGCGGGTGCGGGTGGTTCCGGCTAGTGTTGTGGTCTAGTCGTTTCTTAACGGGCTAGGCGTCCGTAGCGGCCGGCTGCGGCGAGGCTGACACCGCGTGAGGACCAGCCACCGGCCACCCTATTCCTGCACCCCCAAGGCTTCTGGCTCGTATTGCGTGAGGACGCAAACGTCAGCGCCTTGGCGAAGTGCCGTGCCAACGATGTAGCGGAACTGATCGGAGGCGTCATCCGACTCCTCGATCTTGTACTCCTCCACCTCGTAGGCCAAACCCTTGCGATACCAGGCAACGCGGATTACCGCGAACAGCTCGTAGGGAATGTCGCCGACGGTGTACCCCAAGACAGGCTTCCTGGGGCGTTTTGGCTGGGGTGGTTCCGGTTTCACTGGATCTCTCCAAAACACCCACGCGGCAACCCGCATGAGCCCTAGGAAAAAGTTAGGCACGCGAAGCACGAGCTGCCCTCCTGTAACGGCACGGTTTTGCGTACACCGCAGCTAACTCCTCGGCAGTCGGTTCTGCAATACCAGTACCGACAATCTTCTCAACTTCTTTATAAATAGGGCGCCCCCACGCATCAGATGCAGGTTTACCAAACCTGTCTTTTACGCGCTCGCGTACTTTTACTAGCTTCCAATCACTGACTTTTTCTACCCAAACGGCGAAGCGATCTTCGTCAGTTTGTGGTACAAACGTCGGCTTTCCGTCTTTTGTGTAATACATCAGTCCCAAATCCTCCCGGCGGCATCAAGCATGGCGTTCAGCTCCTGTGGTGAGCGGTCTTCCCCTTGGGGGGTTACAGAAAATGTGTCCCCCTGAGCAAAACCCGCATCAACACTGGTGGTCTCAGGGGGACAGCCGTTTTCGTGTCCCCCTAAATCGGCGTCGTCTGCGGTAGCGCTTCCAGCGTCAGCTCCAGCAAGGGGTGACACCTCGGAAATTAAGGGGGACACCTCTACCCCCTGTCCCCCTAATTTTTCCAGTTCCACACTGGATTCTTCCTTAGGGGGACACTCTCTCTCACACATATCACGCGAGACCAGAGCGAAGTACCTCTTCACACTGGAACCAGCCCGTTTAGTGCTTGGTTCTTCTGTACTAGAGATCAAGCCGCGAGCTTCAAGGCGTTGGAGCGCTTTTTTGATGCCCACGACGCTGCCACCGCAAAGCGGATCAGAGTCCAACTCTTGCCGAGTACGCCCTTCACCGGACTTAGCGGCTGAGCGAAGGCGTTGGAGCACCCGATCCACGATGGAAGCCGGCGTGGCGCTTTCCGCCGTGATCTCCACGTAGTCCTTCAGCTCGAAGGTGAGATCTTCGAGCATCTTGAGTAGCAGCTTGCTGCCACCACGGCCTGCACGGCTTTTCTCGACGGTGATGAGGCGACTGGAGAAGCCCACACGCTCCATCTCCTTTTCAGATGGCTTACGGAGGCTCCAGACCTCATCTACGGCGTCTCTGAGGGCCGTGGTGCCCCGGAACCCCCCGGACTTGTTGCTGTGATGCACGACGAGGATCGTGCAGGGGTGGAAAAGCCGCCCGTTGTTGTTGGCGAGCCAGTAGAGCGGTCCCGCAAACTCCTTACGGTTTTCGTCGAACGCCGAACCCCTGCTGCAGCCGGTGATGGAGTCGATCACCACCAAAGCGGGCTTGTGCTTGTCCACGAGCTTGACGAAGCGCAGATACCAGTTGAGGTCCCACCCCATCACCACACGGATTGGATCGTTGTGTCCGAGTTCAAGGTCCTGCATCTGCTGCTTGACCTGCACTTCGGACTGATCACCGTTAAGGATCAGAACCTTGCCTTGCTGCACTGGAACATCAGCGCCCCTGATTGAGAAGGGGATACCGCGTGCGACGTGCTTGGCAATGGTCCAGGCGGTCATGGATTTGCCATCACCACCAGCGCCGTGAATCATGACGACACCGGGTTTCGGCAGCAGATCAGGAATCAAGTAATCCAGCTGGACCTCCTTATCGAGCAGAGCACCGATGTCCATATCGTCGTCGCGCTGCTCGTACTGGATTTGGCTGATGAGCAGCCTTTCCAGAGCACCGGCATCCCTGTAACCGGCTTCAAGCGCGAGAGCGTTCATGCGGTGCGCCATTTCAGCCGGGTTATCCAGCTCCTGAATTTCCTTGGCGCGACTGATGACTTCGGCGTAGCTGAGGGTTACATGCCTGATTCGTGTAACAGTGTCGGCCTCGACATCTTCAACAACTTTCCGCAGATCTTCAGCCAACCAAGTGCGGTTGGGCATCTGTTCATCTGCCATCCAGAAGAGC